CCATCCAGCATAATTGGGTTTTCACTTGTACTCTGACTCAGTATAATATTTGCCAACAAAATTGGATCGTAATGCGCTACTAAGTAGTCAATTACCTCTTCAAAATTCATTTCAGTCATTGGAAGAATGCTCCTTTAAGCACACAGTAGTAGGGGCCACAATTTCCCCGTTATCAAACATACGAACAAATTTAGCAGCAGAATCACATAAAGAAAACTGCTTTCCCTTACTACCAAAATTTGTAGCCGCAAACTCGTAAACTGAATAGCGGACACCAAATTTTCTACTAAGCGCTAAAGCGAGTGGGCACGTACGACCGGAATAATGTTTACCTCTTCTGATGTCATCCTCAGTTATCTTGACTCTTATAATCTTCCTTTTAGTTGGCACTGTCATTCACCTCCAATTCAAATGTAATAGGCTCAACCTCTTTACCTTTGTCAAAATCATCTATAAACTTTATTACCTCTTTTGGAAGTTTAAACAGTTTGATACCCTTTAAATCAAAAACTAAATTGGATGAGACCCTACAATATCCACCAATTTCCCTAGAAATTGCCCTAGAAACAGGACAAAATAACGGGCAAAACCTGGCACCCATTAGTATGTCAAACTTATTAACCTCAATTTTAATCTTAGGCATTATAGAATTCCTCACAACTAACTTTAGTATCGAAATCATCAAACCCATCAATGTGAGTTTTTTCTACCGTTGGGTATGTTTTATTAAGGGAATCTACAATTTTCTCGCCAACGTTTTCGTTCCAGACTTCGCAGATCATAAAATCTGAACCATCGGTAACAACAATATTCGTGCCGTATTTTACGACTTTAAATGGACCATTCATTTTATTCACTTACACAATACGTCGAACACAACCCCACCACGTAATAAGGATTGCATAGCCCAAAATGTTAATACCATCCCCACTAGAAACAGTACAGTTTCAACGTCAATACGTGAACAGAGATTTAAATTCCTCTTCCATAATTTCGTTGTAGATTCTTTCAGCCTCATCAATCTTGTTGTCACGAACTGCTTCATAAAAAGCCATTCCTAATACGTATCCATGCGAATGTAAATTGTCTGCGTCATCATATTTATCATCTACTAGTGTGACGCCAGCATCATTTTTATATTTTTCTCCTAGAGCACAACAATTCCATGATCCAGCAGCCATGACGTCATTAGTCGCAAACATCCCAACCTTTTTAGCCTCTTCAATTCTCTCTTTCCAGTTCATTTCTTATTCACCTACAAACAAAAGATCAAAATCAGTTTCCTGAATCTCATCATAAATTAACTTAGCTTGAGCTAAGTGTCCACTAGACACCGCAATATAAAAGTCATGCCCAAGCCTTTCTCCAAGGAAAGTTAATTTTTTAAAGATATCTTCGGTATTTAGATCAATTAACTTTCCAGTTTTGTTTAGGTATTTTTCACCTATTGCGCAGTAATGCCAGTCAGAAGCAGTTTGTGCATCATCTAAATCAAAATACCCATAGTGCTCGGCAAGTTCTATTCTTTCCTTCCAGTTAATTTCTTGCTTCCACTTAAAGCATTTAGTGGACTGAATCGCATTGTAAATTTCTTCAGCCTCTTTAATATTATGGCGGTAAACCGCAGAATGAAATGCCATCCCTAATCTAATTCCATCGTCTGTGATAGTGTAAATATGGTCAATAAGCTCTTCTCCATAAGCTGCCCTAAATTTTTCTGATATTGGGCAAGATTTGTAGCTTCCAGAGTCTACCATATCAACATACAAGAACTCACCCTTAATTTTTGCTTTGTTTAATCTTTCTTTCCAGTTCATTCTACACCCATTGGTAAATTACCTACAAAACTAATGACACAGGAAACCCCCAAACCAAAAGATTCCTCGACCTTTTTAGTTGCAATATTAACAGCTTGATCTTTATTATCTGCATCTATGACAAGAAGACAGAATGTAGACGAATTTACCTCAACTCCCACCTGGTACATTTTCATTTACCACCCAACAACATTCTTCGTACCACAGAAATAGGAATACTATCCCCAAACATATTTCTCTTTCTATTAATTACCTCTTCAATGTATTCTTCAATTGTATCTTCCGCTCTGAGGTAATATTTAAAGATTCTCCTAATTTGTCCTTCTTTTTTAGAAACGCCTTCTTGACCAATTCTTTTTACCCTGCCAAGAACTTGATCCTCTTCTGCCGCAGTCCAAGGTTTATCCATATAAATAATCGTACTAGCAGCAGTTAAAGTAATACTCTCACCCCCTGCTTTACTACTAATTAAAAACAAGTCTAATTCGTCCGTTTCTTGGAATAGTTTAACTTGACGATCACGCTCCGCTTCGCTAGTTGCCCCAGTAATTAGACCTACCTTATATCCTTCCTCTTCTAAGCGCTTCTTTAGTGGGCGGAGGTATTTTGCGAAGCAGCTAGTAATTACTTTCTTTCCTGGTTGCTCTTCTAATATCTCAAGTAATGCATCTAGCTTAGCACCCTCACAATCCTCCATTATCATAAGTTTTTCCGACAGACAAATTGCCTTGAGTCTGTTAATCTGTGCAATAAGCACAGTTACAAGAATTGTATCTTCCGGATTATCCCCAAAGGAGGCCATAAACAGGTCACGCATACTGATATATGTCTTTAGTTGACTTCCCTCCAGTGAAATAGGAACAGTAATTTCTTTTACTGGAGGAAGATCAAGTACTTCTTTAGACTCGCGTCTAATCATGTACTTAGACATCATTTTTTTAAATTCTTCTGCGTTTCTATGCTTATACTGTTTACTAGACTTATGTCCGTATCCTGTAATTTTAAACCAACTCTCCAGAAACTTTCTCTCACTGCTAAATCTGTGCTTATCAATCAAGTGCAACAGAGCAAACAAGTCGGCTGGAGTATTAACCAGTGGGGTGCCTGTAATAAGAACTAATGGGCAAAGATCAAAATAGTGGCATATCTCCTTTGCACCCTTATACATCTTTGTATTTGTATTTCTGAGTTTGTGTGCCTCATCGAAAATGATATAATTCCAATGGACCTTCTTAATGTGTTCTGCAAATTCTCGAAGGTTCTCAAAATTGCAGACCATAAATCTATGAGTGGGAAAGAGAAATTTCATCCCCACTTTTAAAGGTCCTTCTTTGGAATCAATCATATCAGCCTCTTCACCGATCCACTTTCTTAATTCATTTTTCCAAACCGGTTTAGCGTTCTTAGTAGTAATAATTAGAACGCGCATCCTATTGTCTGGGTCAGCTTCTACAACCGCTGCAATAGCCTGTAGAGTTTTTCCTAGACCCATTTCATCCCCTAGGATACATCTTCTGTGCTCGTGAAGAAATCTAACTCCATCTTTTTGGTATTCATAAAGTGGAAGTCTACCCTCACTTAGAAGGATATCTTTATTTCTTTCCTCGTTCTCTTTGACAGTCTCAGCTATTTTAGCTGCCAGATCTTTTTGCAACCTAGAAAACCAATTACTCATTTTACAACACCCTTTATAGGACTAATCAGTTTAGTATACGAAATCCGTACCTAATATGATATTCAGAAATTCCGTATACCAATTCCCACCTGTATTCCCAGTATACCCCGAATCACAAAAAAGTAAAGGCCGCCAGCTAATTGCTAGCGACCTTGGCTATTAACCTTTTCTCATTAAATACTAATAGTAAACCCTAGTGGGGAATTGGGGTCCCTTAAAATCAAAGCCTCCGCAAAATTGTATATCTGAATTGGATCATGCGGATCAACATCCACGTCATACGCAACAAACCCCACCGATCCGATGATATCTAGGGGACCACTTGGGTTCCTCTCACCCCTCCAAAACCCTGTAATTCCAAATAACTTAAAACTTTCTACAGTCTCCATCAAAGAAACACTCATGGCTAATTCCTGTAGCATTTCTTTTGTAAACCAATCAGGAAACGCAGTCTCATCTAAAAGGGGCAAGTTTTTGTGTAGTTTGATTTCCACGTATTCTTTATACCCCAAGAAACACAAAAAGTCAAGGTCTACAATAAATGACTATAGACCTTGACTATTAAGAAATTGTTTGAAACCTATCTAGGCAGATACCTACCCCAACCGATGCCTTACCCTACATGTACCTATACGTTCGCACGCGTAGCATACAAATCTGAGTCTGTCAACAACTACGGTAGTTAATCATTTTCTTTCTTAAGATATTTCTCTCGCAGCAACTTAAATATCTCGTCGCTAGTGTTATCACTTTTAGTTTTCTTTTGTTCAACTACTGGTTTATTTTTAGCCAGCCAGTCTTCCCAATAACCATCATACCATGCCGCTCTTGGGAGTTTAGGAACGTATTTGTCACTTTCCCTTATTTCCCCACCTATTGGACGAAGTTTAGTAACAAATGAATCTGGAACTAGTTCTGGTAGTTCATCACCTTCACCACAGTAAACCTTTAAACAGAGTCTGCTACAACTAGGACACTTAGCATATGTGATTCTATCATCAAATTTCTTAGGGTGAATAATCCCTAGTTTTCCTTCTCTACTAATTGCCCACTCAGGTGCCTTATAACCACACAATTGGCAATGGTTATTTAAATGGAAGTAGTGGCAGTAATATCCTACATAATGCCCAGCATTCATTCTATTAGCTTACCCTCTTTTGCAAGTTCTTTACTATAACGGACGCAAGCTATCGTCAAGTTAGGAACCTCATATAATTTTAGCACATTGGAAACATGAAATCTTATTGTTCCCATTGATAAACACATTTGTGTAGCTGCTTCTTCCTGAGTTAATTCCTCAACAACTAATAAATTCATTAGTTTTAATTGTTGCTCTGTCATGAACGGCCTAACAGAATTTTTGTGCTTCCCCGTTGTTTCCACTTTTGTCTCATCCGTTCTCCCCTTGAATGAGAATACTATAGACTAATACAGTAAAAATTTGACGAAAGGGGACCCGTCACTCAACCCCCCACCGATCGCAAAGTTTCACCTCTGCTTCAAACTTTACATTTGTCTCGAACGGTACATCTTCCATAATTTTAACCACGTTGTCAATATTATACTTCTTAGGAACACTAGCTACTAAAGAGTCATGGATTATCATATGAGGCTTTACATCAGGTTCTTCCTTCTCCACTCTCATAGAGCCAAGCAAATTAATATCACTAGCTGTACCCTGAATAGGCATATTAGTTGCCTGTTTCATAACGTCATCAAAATTATCATCATTGATAAATGGGTACTTCCTCTTCCTACCAAACAAAGTAATTGAGTATTGATTTTCCTTTGCAAATACTTTCAGCCTCAGAGCATTTAAATATAAATCTGGAAAGCTGCTGCGAACAACATTAACCGCTTTCTCTGCTAATGGCAAGTCTAGGAACGGAAAATCCTTTTTAAACAAATATGGCATAGATTCTACGGCTGCATCAAACATTACTGCAAAAACCATATTCTTCCCAAATTGTCTTTCTTGTTTAGTTACCTGATCTTCTGTCTTTCCGCGAACAGTAGCAGCCATCAGTCTATGCATATCTTTTCCAGAATTAATAAACTCAATTAATTTCTGGTCTTGTGACATATGAGCACCAACCCTAAGTTCAAGTTGCTTATAGTCCAAATCAAGAAGATCACATCCTTCATCGGGGAGAAATGCATAACGTAAATTTGGCCTTGGAACTTCTCCTTTACTTAATGCCTCTTCAATTTCTTCTTTAGAGGGAGGTCTAGGAATTGTTTGAATAGCAAAATCCTTAGCGGAAAGACGACCAGTTTCAGCACCTTCTAGAAGGTATTTACTATGAATTCTTCCATCTGGATGACAGTGCTTCTGTAGTCCCCTAATGTAAGTAGAGAGCATCTTAGCATTCTCTCTCCACTCAAGAAGAAATGTTAAAAATTCAACATCCCCATAAATTTTTAACAGTTCAGTAATAGTTTTTTCATCAGTCGATGCCTTACCAGAAACATCTCTCAGTCCCAGGTCTTTATACAAATACAAAGATACTTGTTGCGGTGATCCAGGATTGAACAAAGGATTATTTGTAATATCTGCTAATCGTTTTCTCCTTACTTTATCAATTTGCTCAGCCTGTTCCTCACATTTCTCTAGAAATTCCATATCTAATCTTATGCCCCTATAAGACATTCGATTAGTAAACCCAATTGCAGGTCGGAGGACGTTTTGATACACATCCCATTGATTGTCCTTAATTAATTCTTCTTTCAAAACTGGATACAAAGCCTGACCAGTTTCAATGTCATAAGATAAGTATGGAAACACCATACTAGTGGGAGCAAGGTGCATTCTGTCCTTTAAAAACGGTTCCATACCCTTATCCCACGCTGGACAATCCAATTTCCTTTCTGCAAGGGATTTTAATCCCTTTTCACTTGGAGCACTTCCTTTAGTCCTGGCGTCTAACAAGTGGGCCATAACTAGAGTGTCTTCTAAGTTCTGTGCATCAAATCCAAAATGATATCTAAGCCAAGGATATTCCATTCTTGACTCATGAGCACAAAGATTAACATTCGGATTTATATGATGGGCGATACTTTTAAATTTATCAGCACTCAGAATATAATTAGTTCCGTTTGTTCGTATCCCCACCCACAGAGGCATACCGTACATTGGATTTAATTTCCAAGTTTCTAGGTCGATCTCTGCTGGTAGGTCTGGATCAACTACATCTTTATTATTTAAGTTAAAAAGAAGATCCTCAACTTGCTCATCTTCCTCTACCAAAATCCATTTTCTGGGCTTAGTCCAGGGATTATCAATCTTGTGATCCAAAATTTTGCAGACGTCATTAATAAAGGTTTGAAATGAGGAAGGATTCCTTAAAATATATGCAGGATGCCAAGTAGGCATAATAGGAATCCCACGAAACTTTAAAATAGAACCCCGAGTCTGGCTAATTGATTTTAATCCCAGGACGGCTTTAGCTGCAACTGCTCCAAGAAGGAGAATTTTCTTAGGTTTAGCAGCCTCAATTTCAGCAATTAAACGACCAAAACAAGACGACACCTCTCCGTCAGTGGGGTTGCGATTCAAAGGAGGACGGCACATAACTGTATTAGTTATATACCATGTAAAAGTTCTTTCTGTTTGTTTCTGAATCTCCTCTAAAACCGTTCTAAGGAGTTCCCCGGATGGACCAATAAAGGGTACTCCTTTATAATGTTCTTCATCGCCAGGAGCTTCACCAATAATAAACAAATCAGGATTAGTGGCTCCCTCCCCCCAAACAATTCTATTCTCCCCACAACGTAACGAACAAGAAGAACACTTTGGCTGTACTACATTAAGAATGTTTAGCTGTCTGTCCATCTAATAACCTCTGAATATCACGTTGAAGTCTAAGCAGTGCCAATTCTTTAGGTTCTTTTGTATAATCCTCCTCATTCTTTCCAGTTTCTTCTATATGAAAATCAATCAGAGAAGAAACACACTCTAGAGTATACACATCTAGTGTGTTGTTAGATTTCTCTATCTTCTGTATATTCATAATTGTACCTAAAGATGCAGGAAACAGTGGTCCCATCAATGGGCTTTAATTGTGTGCTTATAACGCCTTTGAGATTACAATAATCCCTAGCGTATGACTCTAGGATTTTTTCTATTTCCACGTGAGTCAAAGTGATTCTAACACTGTTAATTGTTTCAATTTTTGGCATAATCAATAAGAATCCCTCCTCCCACTAATTAAAGTGGGGGAAGGGGAGTTATCATTTACATAGCTTCAGAGAACCCAATGACCCTATTTCTAGTTTCCTCATTAGGATCAATGTCAATCGTCCAAACCATTTCAACATTAACTGCGGCGTTCTGAAGCTCACTAACATCAAAGTTTTCTGCTTCCTCTTCATCCTTTGGGTCCATATCAAGAACCTTTAGGAAATTAAGGAGCATAAAGTTCTTTGCTCCGCCGTTAGAGGTTTCCTCTGGATTAGTAGTAAGAGTCGCAAACAACTTCTTTCCCGCGAAAGGCCCGTCAGTAATTTCTGCTTGCACAGAAAAATAGGGGTAGGTTTTATTACCATTCCTATCGGTTTCCTGCTTTGGCTTCTTCAACTCACACTTCTTAACAAGAACGGGATATGCTCCCGGATCAGCAGGCTTAGCAGCCTTCATAGCACCAGTTAGATTGATTTTAACTTCAGACATTTTTATTGTACTCCGAATCTAAGGTTGTATAGTTTTCTCATAGTAGGGTCTTCAATTTTATCCCCCATTAATCCGCCTTCCGTACAATCTTTTGCATGGTAGGCACCATAAGGTTGAAATCTTAGAACCCTAGTTTTATTGCTGACTGTCATAATACCGACTTGCTTAAAAATACCAGGAACGGCAGTCCTAAGCTGTCCAGTGATTCTTGGCCTAATTACTTTATCCTCATCATCTAAGTATGTATGACACGATGCAAATATATGCATATCTGTGTCGCGCAAGACATGTAGATAATCAAGCGTCATTTCATAATTAGCTCGATAGTCAGGAAAGTCTGGAACATCAGGGTGTTGACGCTTAATTTGCGGTCTACTTTTTACTAGATATTTGATGTTCCAATGGTCAATTTCCGATAAACTGTCAATGAAAACCGATTCGCACGGCCTCCTATCAATTAAAAAGTTTAAGACCTTTTCATACTTTTCTACTCCAGTAATTCTGGAAGTTCTAGAAACCCCCTCCCTTGGCTTAATTCGGTAGACATTAAGTTTATTAATGTCTAGTGGATCATCGAAATTTTCTAGGTAATGGCATTTACTTTCGATACTGTCTGTATTACCTTCAAAGTCAATCATGAATGCCGGAAGCATTTCAGGAACATCTACGACTGACCCAAACAAAACTGTCTTTCCCACTCCTGGGTCACTGTAGATAATTGTTTTAAAGTAAGTTTTAACGCTCATTATCGTCTTTCTTTACATACATGGAATGCTTAGTTAATGATACGTTCCCACCTTCACTTTGAACTCTGCAAAGAAAATCAAACGGACAAGAAATACAATGCAGACCAGGAATAGGAACGAATCGGTGGTTAGCTTCCATAAAGTCGTGAATTGTGTATTTAAGGTCCTCCTCAAAATTGGATAGAAACGACTCGCTCCTTCTGGTTTTTTCCCTCTTAAATGTATTTGATCCGCGATTCTTTAGAAATTCCAGTTCCTCAGTGTAGTCATTTACATTTAAATTAGCCAAATTAATAGCTTCTAGGTATAATGCATGCTCAGTTTGAGCCAACTCATTCTTAGCTCTACTAAGTCCCTTACCGTTTTTTAATAGAGTGGGGTACGATGGAGCAGTTTTTCTTGTTACATTAAGAATAAACCTCTTAACATCAATTCCAAGTTTATTCATTGCCCACAAGTAGAAACTGGCTTGGAAGTCGTTTACAAGAATCTTAGGGTCTGGGAATGACTTATAAGCCTTATGGTCAATAATAACATACTGCTTTGTGTTACGACCAACTTGCTCCAATGCTAGGATATCAATAGTAAAAAGAATTCTAACCCCTAGAATGTCAACATGCATAACATTCTCAATTGAGGCTATTTCAAAGTTTTGGTCTTCATCCTTCCAATGTTCCTTATACAAATTGTACAGAACATAAATTGTACTTTTAATCTCGTCGTTGGTAATTTCACTAATTGCCAGCTTAGTATTCTCACCTCTATAGTGGGCAGCGAGAACATCATGCCAATTATGCCCAAAATCAAAATATTCTGGATTCTTATATTCCTTTGGTTTAATGCGTTCTACAATTCCATATTGAAATTTTCTTTGACATTCGTAAAATGTTCTAATGTCTGTTGCGTGAATCGGTGTTTGTAACTGCATACTGCCTCACCTCAATTCGTTTTTAAAAAACTCAAATAGCATAAACATAACAAACAACGGCCAAAGGGCTACAACTAACATAAATAAAATTAAATAGGTCAATTTTACTGTTGTACTAGTTGAATCTACACTTAATTTCGGAGGATTTCTACAGATATCTTTTTCAAATGTTGAAAATGGCATCTCACTAATAAAATAAAACATAAACAAAACAGAAATTACTGAATACAACAAAATACTCAAGGATAGATTGCTCAATTGTCCTCCATGTAAACTTTACACAATTTATAAAGAGAATAGAGTACATGAAATGGCCAAAATACCCATGTACAAGTTAAAGAAAAAACGTATAATGACGATATATTGTTATTAAAAACAGTTCTTAGAATCAGCAGTTCTCTATCAGATGCGTTTTCTATAACGTCGTCTTTAAACTCTTTGAGTGGAGTATTAAAAACCTCAAAGGACGCTATCAACAAACCTATAACCCAATAAATGAGGATAGCAGTATGGTAGCTTTGCATTTTTTTCTGCCTTATTTTACAAGGGTCACGCTCGGCCTCGGACTTCTCCGCTTGCTTCGCTCCACTAATTATTTTAATTAGTCTCATCGCGTTGACGGTTCGCTGTACCAAGTTTCAGCTAATTAATCGCATCGTGACCCCTTTTTCCCTCTTATAAGGGAATTCTGGTGCGCCGAATGGGACTCGAACCCATAACAAATAACTTAGAAGGCTATTGCTCTATCCTTTGAGCTATCGGCGCTAATTAAGAAGCATACTTCCCGTTCCACTTTTAATTATTCAGAGAGTGGTACCACACGGCAGGTCAGCATTCCGCACGGTTTTCTGCTTCTAAGTTAATTGTACCTGAAATGTATAAAATTGTCAAGTTAATAATAGAATAACAAAAATTAGTCTGTTAAGAAGTTCCGCATTAACTCCCCATGATTACAGTTTAATTTCTGAATTTGCTGACTGCATAGTTTTGCTGTAGAGAAATAAACCGCGTGCTTTAATGCACTTGCTGGGTGGGAGGAAAACTTTTTGAGTACAGGATACCATTTCTCTACAGGGGTTCCACTCTTTCCACCGTTTTGGATATAAGCTGGCTGTTTGTAATTCTGAATTCTGTACACGTTATAACACAGATACTTCAGAACCCCTATTACTTCTACTGGAATAAGATTTGCAGCAACAGTTCTTAGTTGAAATTCCTCATAGACAACGCATTCTCTTTGATTGTCAATCTTTTTAAAGTGGTCATCTAATAGGCTCCACGTTCTAAACATGCCAACCTGTTCTACGTCGATCGCGCCACGCTTATAGTCTATACGTACGCGCGCGTACCCTGTAGTGCCACCCGGATCATACGCGTGAACAACCTCAAACTTAGGAATGGGTTTAACTAAACTAATTTTTTCTGACATTTAATCTCTCCGGGCATTCTTTTAAAAGATCCCACAATGGAGCATCTTTAGGATATTTAATTCTCTCCGCTATACGCTCCAAAGTAACCTCTGAAATTTTAATCTTACCCTTTTCCAATTGAGAAATTTTAGGTTGTGTAATATCTACCGCATCAGCTAATTGGAATTGAGTTAATCCAGCTACTCTTCTATAATACTCAATTTGCAGCATACCTTTGTTACATTATACCCCAAAATTCATACATGTCAACTAGTAATTTAGCCAGTTGACAAAAGTTTATATGTAGGGTATAATGTAAACAAGTGCATTACTTAGGGCTGTACACAAACTATTTGTCAATCAGTTCTCCTAAGTCAGATGGAATGACTGCCGTCCATTGCCCGTTCCATGAAGATTCTGGAAAATCGGCAGCAGTCAATCTAGAAAACGGCGTATTTACTTGTCGTTCCTGCAACATAAGTTATTCGGCAGCTAGGTTCGTATCAAAACATGACAATGTTTCTTTACAAGAAGCAGCGGTACTAGTAGATACATACCGAAAGCAGAATAAGATTGTCGTAAACGAAAACAACTTTTCTAAGAAATACGTCTTTGCCTTAGAGAAGAACGAGTGGAGAGAACTTTATCTTGCGTCTAAACGTAACCAGTTAGAAGGAACGTTTGCAGAAGAGTACTGCAAGGAGAAGGGATTTAGTTTAGAAGCCTTAAAGTTTTGTGATTGTGGCTTCTTGAATTCAGAAGAAATACCAGAACCTAGTAAACAATCAAAAGCAGATTGGTCACAAGGGGCCATTACGTTTCCGTATTTTTATAACGGAAAAATAGTGGGGTTGAGGTTCCGATCTGTTGATGGTGGTAAATCTGGATTAAAAGGATCAATTGCAGTTCCCTGGGGAATTGACAATCTTACCAATGACGATAATTTTGTTGTAGTTGTAGAAGGTGAATCAGACCGTTTACTTTTAGTATCAGAAATGATAAGAAAGGGGATAGACATAAAAGTTGTTAGTCTTCCCGGAGCATTCTTATCAAATGAGTGGGAAAGGGATTTCTCGGAGTTGGGAACTATCTTTTTCATTCCAGATACAGATGAAACTGGAAACAAGTTTGCATCGGATTTTAAATCTAGATATCCTAACTCAGTAGTAGTCCATAAACTAATCTGGAAAAGAAGACAGCTAGGAAAGGATTTATCTGAATGGGCAGCGCAAAATGATATAAATGAAGTCCTAGGGGAGATTCTTGATACATATGAAAAAAGAAAAACAAGATCAGGAGTACTAAATACTAGTACATTTTTAGACAGTAACGATGATGACGAACAACAAGAAGTAATAATTAACAAACTACTTTATGAAGGACAAATAGGGGTTCTTGGTGGGAGGCAGAAGTCCAAGAAAACATGGTCTCTTTTAAATTTAGTAAGATGTGTACTTACTCCAGGATCATGTTTTCTAGGTCTCAGAGAATTAACCTCCACTGAAAAGGTTCCCAATATTCTATACGTTCAAACTGAAGGCTCAAAACGTAAATTTAAAGACAGGATAAAAATGGTCCTGTCTGACTGTAAAAATGCGGACAAGGCATATTGGTGGTTTAAGCCAGGAATTAAACTTGACAATGATTCAGACGTAGATAAATTAATAAAAAAGTTAGAGCAGAACAAAATTGGATTATTAATTCTTGATCCGTTTCAAAGACTACACTCTAAAAACGAG